ATTTTTTTCAAATATTGATGAAAACTTAAAAGTTGGAGATTGGATATTTGTATCTTTAGCAGATGTAAATATTGGAAAAGTTTTTTCCGTTGGAGGAAGTGCTATAGATGAATCTTTTGATAGCGATTCTTACTTAGTTGTTTACGAAGAGTCCGGAAATCAAACAGCAACTTACAGCTTAATAGACGCAGAAGAGAATTTATATTTTAAGTCTGTAACTGCAGTGTCCAGTGGATCAAGACCAGTAGGAAAATACTATGTGTACTATCACGCAGATAATATTCAGTACATAGAACTTTCTGGATCAAGCTACGTAAAAACAACTCCTACAAGTGGAGCAAATTTTATTGGAAGTTTATCAGGATCTGCAACGAATACTTTGAACTATTATTCAAACGAAGTATTAGGAAGCTCAGCTAACACTAGAGTAGCAGTACTGGGCTATGTGTCTGCAACAGGAGCTTGGGACTCTTCAACTAGTACTAACTCTGGAGATAAAGCAATGGGAACATTTAATGGTCCTTTTCTTAAAATATACGGAGATAAAAATACTGAAGCTGGAACTGTAAAGATTAAAATCATAAAGACTTCTTCTTCTGGAATTGGACAGAAAGTTATGAATGAAGAAGAGATTGATCTGTATAGTGCAACCGCACTTACAGATACAGTTATTTATTCTGTAGATACAAAAACCTATACTGAGTTAGAAGACTATGAAGATATATATGGTTCTTTTTCTTTTGAAATAGAAGTTTTAGAAAAAAAGAATCTTGCGTCAACAAATAAAAAATGTAAAATAAGTAAATACGCTTTTTCTAAAAATTATAATCTTTCTGTTAGACAAGAAGAGATAGAAGAAAATATAGCGTTTATTTCAACAGGAGTAGTAAGATAATGGCAATCATAAAAAAAACAGTTAGTGGTCTAAAGCCAGATTCAAATTATCTTTTTGCGGTTAAACCAAAAAATACAGAGATATCGGCATCAGATACTATTCCAGATTCAATAAGAATTAAGACTCCAGCTTCAGGGTCAGTGCCAAGCACAATTACGTCATTTAATATTTACTGCAATTTTGAATCTGTAATGTTTGTTTTCCAACCAGTTGTAGATCAAGACTTCGCTGAATATGAATACGAAATATATGATGGAGATTCTGCTACTCCAAATTTAGTTTCTACTGGAAAAAAAAGGTCAACAGTTTTTGTTATTTCAGTACCAAACACAACAAGCAATGTTAATCCAACAACAGGAGTAGAAACCGTAGTATATAAAAAATACTATGGAAGAGTCAGAGCAATTAATACTTCTGGGAATGCAGGAGCATGGACCTCTCTTGCTACACACAGTGGAAATACTCCTTTAATTGAAGATCAATATATCGGTTCATTAACAGCTGGAAAAATAACCACAGGCTTAATGACGGCAGAGCAAGTAATTCTGCAGAACGCATCAGGAACTCTACAATCTTATACTCCAACTGCTGGAATGTCAGTAATTAGATCCTCAAACTTTGTTACCGGTCCACTGGGTACTGGTGCGGGGTGGATTATTAGGGGAGATGGTACCGCAGAATTTGATGCTGCCTCAATTAGAGGAACACTATCTGCCAACTCTATTTTTATTGATGCGTATAACAGATGGGCAAGAAATTCGGCAAATAGTGCAGGCAATTTAGAATTCGTTGTAGGAAACGCAACCAATCAATTATATTGGAATCCCACTGGAGGAACTAGCTCTGGTTCTTTGCTTAAGGTTGGAAACTCTACTAATTACATGCAGTGGGATAACAACACATTAACCGTAACAGGAGCAATAACAACAAGCGCAAATATAAGTAGCTCAACTGCGGGAGGAATAGCAATAGGCACTAGTTCTTTATACTTTGGAGCAAACCAATTTGCAAATGCAAATACTCCATTTTATGTTGACACATCAAGTAGATTTTCTTTAGGAGATAAATTATATTACGAAGTGGCTGGAGGAACTACTCCTACACTAACTGTCAATGGAGTTATTAACGCATCAGGAGGAACCTTTAGTGGAAACATAAATGCTACAGGAAAAATTATTGGAGGACAGCTAATCGGTGCGACAATCAAAAACGCAGATGTTGCCAGTCCAACATTTCAAGTAGACACTTTTGGAAATGTTTTTGCAAATAACATTTATGCAACAGGAACTGTTTCTGATCTTGGATTACAGATTAGGGCTGATGGCACAGGGGGAAGCACCTTAGGTGCAATATGGGTTTTAAGTGCATCAGGAAAAGAAACAAAAATAGGAAATAAAGAAGGATCTTTAAATATTAGATATAGAGCAGCTGATGGAGACATACCTGAAGCAGTAGTGTTAGAACCTGCATGGTTAGATGGGGCAACATGGAAACAAACTAGAAATTTTGAGATTAACCTATCAAGCAGTTCCAACCCACAATATGCACTATACCTTAATAGTGACATGGTCCTTAGAGGCGGAGCATTAACAGGTTCTGGTAATGATATTTTTTCTGATACTCCAACACCAACAAACGTAGCTCCACAAGATGTTGTGGGAACCGCAATATGGAGACCGGTTTCAAACGCTAAAGGAACATATGTTTTGGCTAGAGCACAGTATTCTTCTAGTATCACCATCAAAGAAAATGTTAGCTTATTTAGCGATGAAGAGTCAATAAATATAATTAAAAATCTTTCACCAAAAAAGTTTACCTATAAAAAAGAAGAAAAGTTTGATTCTGATTTTTCTTATAAATTTAAACAACTAGATAGTCATTATGGTTTTATTGCAGAAGAAGTAAAGGAAAAATTTCCATTTTTAGCTATACATGACTTTACAAAAGAGGGGCTAGACAAATTTAAAGAAGGATCCATCAGTGAGCAAGATGTAGCTTCAGATGAATATTTTCAAGTTATTAATTATAAAACTAATTCAATTTTATCAATTGCAGTAGCAACTATACAAAATCTGTTGTCTCGTGTTGAATACCTAGAAGAACAACTTGCAGCTCAATAACCGTAGTGGTATACTCTACAAGTAATTTCTATATTAGGAGAAATAATGCAAGAATCTAACTTAGATGTAAATCTAATTATTCAATCATTTCAAGAAAAAGTTAGCCAGCTTATGACAGAGCTAGTTGTTAAAGAAGCAACAATTAAACAATTAGTATCTCAGATCCAGCAGGCGTCAGAACAAAAAGAAGATTTTTTAGTTCCAGAAACAACAAAGAAAGAAAAGTAAAATGTCACAAGAAGAAACAGTAGCAGAAGCACCAAAAGAATTCACAATCACTATCAGCATTAGTGAAGCAAACCTCGCTTATAAAAGCGATTTCTCTGAGCCAGAGACAATTTTTTGGCTTGAAGCGGTTAAGAATATTGTTCTCAACAAGACCTTTGAAGCAACTGGTCTTAAAAGCTGAATATATTAAATAAAAAACCGTACTATAGAGAAATAAATTAAAACTCTGGAGTACAAAACACATGCCTATACGTCAGTATCTACCTTTTCAGCAGTCTTCTAGTAAAGAGTTTGACTTTGCTGCCGCCCAGTTGGACGCTACCCAAATAAGTGGTTTAGCTAAGACTATGAAAGTCGCTGCCCTAGCACTTGGCTATCAGGGCACTAACTACTTCTATACGGGCAGAAGCAACTTTGAGCCATCTCCTTATGACTTTGACCGCATCATTCAAGCTGTTGATACAGACTCTTATGTCAAGCAAGCAGTTGCTAAGTATAAAGACCTTTTCTGGAAAGAGGGCTGGCAAATAGTCGGAGAAAACCCTGAGGCAGTAGAGTATCTATATCAGAGAATCGATTACATGGAGATGGCAATGAAGAGGCCATTTCTTGAATTTTTAATTGATTTATCTGATCAGCTTTTTAAGTTTGCAAACGTATTTATCGTTAAGGCTAGAGGCGATTTGTCTCAGTACTTTCCATCGAAGATTGAGCCAATTAATGCCACACAGCCAGTGGTCGGATATTATTTAATACCTACAGAGCAAACTAGAATACTCAGAGACAGGTACAACAGACCTAAGTCTTATCAGCAGCAAACTGATCCATTAACTTATGCCCCAACAGATAGAGATCCAGTTTGGTCAGCAGAAAGAGTTATTCACCTTTTCTTTGACAGAAAGCCAGGAAGAGCTTTTGGAACTCCGTTTATGTCTAATGTTCTAGATGATGTTGTGGCCCTCAGACAAATGGAAGAGGACATACAAAATCTTGTCCATAGAGAATTGTTCCCTCTTTACAAGTATAGAATTGGCACTGCAGATCAACCAGCAGAGCCAGAAGAAATAGATCAAGCGGCATTTGAAATTGAAAACCTTAGAGCAGAAGGTGGATTGATTCTTCCTTTTAGACATGATGTTGACGTTATAGGTGCTGGCAATTCAGCATTAGATGCTAGTGCATATCTTGATCACTTTAAGGAAAGAGTAGCAATTGGTTTAGGCGTTGCTCCTCACCACTTAGGCATGACTCTCAATGGCGGCAATAGGGCTATGACCGAGAGACTTGACACTGCATTATATGACAAGATAAAGCAGTTCCAAAAGCAATTTGCTGAGATGATAAGACTTCATATATTTAATGAGATTTTGTTTGAAGGCGGATTTGATCCAATTGCAAATCCAATTGGAGATGAAACATCTGATCGTTGCTACTTTAAGTTTAATGAAATAGATGTTGATACTCAAGTTAAAAAAGAAACGCACATCATACAAAAGTATGTAAGTAATCTTATCGGTTTAACTGAAGCTAGAATAGCTTTGGGCGTAGACCCAGAGGTTGAAGAAGATGATCTCTTCCAAGCTAAGCAAGGAAAGATTCAAATGGACATGGCAAAAGCTCAAGCCAAAATAACGCAGGATACACAGCAGAACAATCAAAAAGATGTTGTTGCAGACGCTGATAAACAGCAGCCAGCAAAAAAGGGAGAAAGAAATCTTCCATCTAGCAGAAAAGGTCCAGGCAATTCTATTAGGCCACAAAATCAACAAGGAAGAAACAATTCTCCTAACATAAAAAGATCAGACAGTTCATGGCTAGGTCTAGTTGAAAGTTTGCTAGAAGACGAGTATAATATATATCCAGTAGACATTGAAGTAAATGAAAATAAGGAAACACAATGAGTTTTATGATTGAGTCAGAAATCTCTAAGCAGTATCTTAGAGAAGAAGATGCGGTAGAAGGTTTTAGAGAAGCTGTAGAAAATGGTCAAGTAAGATTGGCTTTACAAATTCTTGTAGATATAGTTGAAGCTTTTGTTGACATTTTTGAAGCTGTCACAGAAGGTGAAGACGAAGAAGAGGTTCAGCAAGAAGTCGCAAAAGAAGTCGCAAAAGAAGTCGCAAAAGAAGTAGTGGCAGAAAAAGTAGAGCAAGAGCAACCAGCTGAAAAGGTTGAGCCAGCTCCCAAAAAGACAGTAAAGCAAGAAAAAACTGACACACAGGAAGTGTAATGAAAGTATTAATTGGTTGTCCAATTTATAAAAGAAGTTGGATATTTCCACTCTGGGCATCATCAATAGAAAGACAATCTGTTCCTCTTTCTGATATAGGTTTTATTTTTGAAGCTGCACCAGATGATGAGCAAACAATAGCTTTTATAAAAAGATTTGCTGATATGCATCCTGAGATTGCTCATTGCGAAATAACTATCAGAGAAGATATTCCACACTTTGAGCATTCAGCAAATTCAAGACAATGGACAATGTCAAAATACCATAACATGGTTAATCTTAGAAACTCTCTTTTAGAAAAAACAAGAGAAATCAGTCCTGATTATTATTTTAGCTTAGATTCTGATATAATAATTAAACATCCATCAACAATAGAACTTCTCACTGCACATATTAACGATGGCGCAGATGCAGTAAGTCCTCTAATGTTTATGACTCCATTTGACACTAAGTTTCCAAGCGTAATGTCATGGAAAGATGATGGATCTGACAAAGCCTATAGGGAAGAGTCTTATCCAATTGGAAGTTATTTTAAAGCAGACGTTATAATGGCTGCTAAGATGATGTCCAAAAAAACATATGAGAATGTTAATTATGAATTTCATTCTCAAGGAGAAGATTTAGGATGGTGTCTTGACGCCAAAAGAAAAGGTCTCGACCTTTACAGTGCATCCTACATCTATGCTCCACACCTGATGCATGAGGAATTTCTTTCAAAGTTCTTAAAAGAAGGTGACCAAAGAGAATCTATTCTTTTTGAAAACTATATAAAAACGTGATATCTTTATATAAAATTGTTTAATGCTATAAAAGTAAATTACTATATATTTTGATCTAATAAAAATGGAGTAAACATGGCTTTTGACTTTGTCGAAAACTTTACAGTAAAACTACCTGATTTCTCTCAATCAGACTTTTCTTTTGAGGAAGCAAATAATCTTAATCAGGGATTAATTATAGAAGTCGCCGCTATTCATGAAGGCTTGACACGGAAACTATAATAACTATTCAGCTATTGAACTAGAAAAAGCTCTTCAGTCATGGGTCGAGCCATATCCAAAGCCAATTATTCTTAATCATGATTTAAACTCTGAGCCTATTGGTAGAGTAATGGCAGCCAAGATGGACAAAGAGCAAGATGGCTCATCTTACGTGAGATTGCAGATTGCAATCACAGATCCAGTAGCTGTTCAAAAAGTTCTAGATAAAAGATATTTAACTGGATCAGTAGGTGGAAGAGCCAATAAGGCTGTCTGCTCAATTAGTGGCGCAGACCTTGCCAAGGAAACAGAAGCAGGAAGGCCACCTCTTTCCAAGTACAGAAGAGGTCAAGTTTATAAAGGCAAACTTGCATTTGTAGACATGCAAGATATTTCTTTTAAAGAATATTCTTTTGTCAATCAACCAGCAGACTCAAAGTCTAGCGTTAGATCAGTTAAAGGTCCAAATGCCGGCGATGTAGCAACAACTGATGGCGAATGGATTGCTAAGAGTTCTGCTTTCGTTCTTCACATGAATGAAGAAGATATAGTATCAATTGAAGAAAATCAATCAGTTCTTACTTCTCTCAAAAAGAAGGAATCAAAGCCCTTGTATCTCCATCTTAAGGGTTCTTTCTTGACTGCGCTTTCGATCCATGAAAGTGAAAATTATAATAACAATAATAACTCATTACTATCTGATGGAGATGAAAAAGTCAGTACTGATTCTCAGGAGATTAAAACAATGGACAATGTCGAAACACAAGAGGACATCCTTGCTGTAGCCGAAGAGCTAAGCAACGATCTTTCCTCAATTGCCTCAGAATCTGGCGAAGAGCAAGAGCAACCAAAAGCTGAAGAGCAGGTTACTGACCCAGAGGGTTCAGAAGAAGCTCCAGCAGAAGATGCTGCAGAAAAGCCAGAAGCTGAAGAGAAAGTCTTAGAAGACAATTCAGACAAGGCGGATGTACAAGCTGAAGAAGCTGTTGATTCCGAAAAAGCTGAAAAGTCGGAAGAGAAGTCTGAGGAAACTCAGGCTGTTTCCGAAGAGGAGAAAGAAGAGGAACCACTCAACGACAATAAAGAAGAAGTCGCTGAGACCGGTGATACTACTTTGCTGCAACAGGTAAAGCTCCTTGAGGAAGAAAATGCGAAACTTAAGAAAGCTCTACATAGAACTCTGGTAGAAAGAGTTGTTGATGCAAAAATTTCTGCAGGAGTAGAGAGCGCTGATGCAAGAGAGGGTTTAATTGAGGATCACTCAGCTAGAACCGCATCTTCATTAGCTGATTCTTTAAGAGATTTGGCAAAGATGCCAGCAGTTAAAGCTGCTATGTCATCAATGCCAGAAATGACTTCTGAGACAGAAGTTGTCGAGGGTGAGAGCAATGTTCTTACTGTTGATGGCAAAGTCAAAGAAGAAAAAGAAGAAAAAGCCCCAAGTGTCGAAGAAATCTTTGTAGACGCTCTTATGGGTCGCCGTAAACTTTAAACCAATACTTTGCTTAAGGAGAAAAACAAATGAGCTTAGCAAAATTTCGTAAGGTAGGGACTAAAACTGGTTCTGGTCGTCTTGTGGTTTCTGAGGGTATCGCCCCAGCCGCATACCTCCTCCCAGCTGCAGGTCTTCCAACCTGGTACTTAGATAGTGAAGATGATCGCTTTGAGATCGTCATTCCTAAAGGAACAATTCTTTCAGTAGTAGCTAATGCAACCACTGGCGACGCAGAAGTGGCACCAGCTAATGGTACCGCCTCTTCTGTAACCTGGGGCGATAGCATGCCAACAAGCTGGGACCCACTTGATGGTGCAACCCCAAGCTACAGTTCAGGTGCTACAGACACAGTTACAGTTCCTGCAAGATCAGTTCCAATTGGCGTAGCACAGTATGATCTGTACCGCCCATTCGACAAGGGCACCTCACAAGGTGCAGGATTTATCACCCACGGTTATATTGAGTACCCAATGGTAGACACCATTAACTCAAGCTTAGCAGTAGGTGACGTTGTTCGTCCCGATCACATGGGACGTCCAGTAAAGGCAGCTGCAGGTGACTTCTATAACAGTTCTGCAGTCTATTCTTACCTCCAGGTTGGTAAGGTTATAGAAGTAGAAAAGTTTGCTACCAACTTTGATGATGGCCTTCTTTCCTACATGCAATTACCATCAGATCCAGGCGCACTTAAGACTGTGTTCGAGCTAACAAGAGCTGGAGCATATTCAGGTAAGCTTGGTATCCGTAGTAACCTGGATGTCCACAACGTAATTGGCGCATTCCGCGTTAATCTCACAATATAATTAATAACACAGGAGGAATAATCCTAAGATGAGTAAGACAATCCAAGAGCTCCTCTCGGGTCTCCCAGCTTGGGAAGCCGCGCTGGCCGAAGACGGACACATTGACGAAGATAACAGAGTAACTATTAAGGAAGCGTTTGCATCACCAGATGCTGCAATCCTCTTCCCTAAGATCATCTCTCGCACTCTTAAGGAAGCAGCAGAGCCACAATTGTTGGTAACGCCACTTCTTTCAACAGTTCGCCTAGGAAAGGGACGCTCCTTGGAGTTCCCCGCAGTAAACGCTATCCAAGCAGCAGAGATTCCCGAAGGGCAAGAATATCCAGAGCAAGCACTCGCTTTTGCAAAGCAAATCGAGGGCAAGGTCTCCAAAAAGGGCGTTAAGCTAGCATTTACCGAAGAAGTCATCGCAGACTCTCTTTGGGATATCGTTGGTCTTCACGTAAGAGCTGCAGGTCGTGCAATGGCTCGCCTTAAGGAGCAGATCGCTCTAAGCCGTTTCAAAGACGCTGCAACAATCGTCTTTGACAACGATAGTGGTTCATATGATGACACAACTGGTCGCGACATCGACGGTGCTTATAACAAGACCGTTACATGGGACAACGTCATCGATATGGCTGCTGTCTTAATGGCAGAGAATCATATTCCAACCGACTTTATTTTGCACCCACTCATGTGGTCTGTATTCCTTAAGGATGCAATCTTCCACACAGGTGGTTCAGCAGCTGCAGTCAACACCAGCTGGGGCTATCGTCCTCAGTCCAAGGAAGCAGCGCTTAACGCAACTGCTCCCATGGGCCTTAACGTAATCGTTTCACCTTTCGTAAGCTTCACAGCAAAGAGTGGTGCCACCGCTGCCAAGTCAGATCTTTTCTTGATTGACCGCAACGAAGTTGGTACTCTCCTTGTCAAGGATGACATGAGCACAGATCAGTTCGATGATCCAAGCCGTGACATTCGCTCAATGAAGATGAAAGAGCGCTACGACATCGTAATGCTTGGCGATGGTGAAGGTATCACCGTTGCTAAGAATGTTAGATTGGCACGCAACTACGAGGTTCAGGTTACAAACGACGTAGCTTTGAGCTAACAATACCTTAGGGTGTTATAGTTACGATACCCGGGGCAAAGGGAGTGGTGTAAAAGCCACTCCCTTTGTTTATTGTCTTGTCTTTTTTTGTTACTAATATTAATAAATGATTAGGAGAAAAATGTGGCACTAAATCTAATAGAGCACGCAGAAATTAATTTAAACACTGCAATAATTAAATTTGGAAGAACAATAAAAATATCTTCACTAAAGAATAGCAATTTTATTGTACAAACTAATACAGCTACACCAAGTGTTGTCTCTAATCCTTTTTTAACTATAAATACAATAACCGACTACAACCAAGTGTCCAGAACACTTACCCTATATTGGGATACCCTTCTTCAAAGTGAGACAGAATATAAAATTAGAGCTGTCGGCTTTCTCGATGCAGCAAATGAACTAATAGCTGAAGAACAGGTTATATTTGAAACCACTGAAGCTGCAACACCTTCTAGCTTTTCTTCAATTAGAGTTCCAGAAATCCAAGAAGTTTACATTGAGGATCACTCAATAAGAACAGATGCTTACACATCTATTCAAATAATAGCAAAGAATCCTAATTTTTATATTACTTCAGTAGATCCATCTAATGGAGATTTCTATTTAGATAATTCATACAATAACGGAAGAGTGACAATAACATTTAGCTCTAGACCGGCTTCAAACTTTCTTAATACTTTTTATTTTAAAGCACAAAGAAAAAAGATACAAAGATCGCCATCAAGATGGGAAAATATATCAGCAAATGTATCTATGGACTCGTGGAAACCAGAGGTCTATGTTGACTTTCCTTCCGATGATGCAACCCCAGTTTATAATGAAGAAGACGCCAGCTACTATGAGTCTGGCTACAAATATCGAATTATAGTTTCTAAAGATATTGGTGTTTAATGGCTAATTTTATTTACAAAAAAGCAAAAGAGTCTTTTTTAAAAGGTGAGATTAATTTGTATTCAAGCACAATTAAAGTGTTAATTTTAAATAATTCCTATACACCAAATGCAGATACTCACCAATTTGTTTCTGATATAAATTCTTCCTACATTGAAGATAGAACGGGAGCACTTGCTAATAAAACTGTAACATCTGGAATCTTTGACGCAGACGATATTACGGTATCTGACTATTCTGGCAACTCTTTTAATGCATTGGCTCTTTATGTTGATACGGGGTCAGACGCTACTTCAAGACTAGTAGCATATTTAGATACATCAACCGGACTACCATTTTCTAGCGCAAATGTCGCAGCTCCCGTTACTATAATATGGAATAACGATTCCACTAAAATCATATCTTTATAAGGAATATCATGGCAACAAATTATCCAGCCTCTTTAGACAACTTAATTAATCCTACAGCGTCAGATACTTTAAACTCTGGAACAGTACCACACCATCTCCAGCATGCAAACGCAAATGACGCCATAGAAGCTTTACAGACTGTATTAGGAGTAAATCCAGCTGGAAGTCACTTAACAGTTAAAGATAGAATTGTTGCAGCAGAGTCATCTATATCAACACAGTCAGTTTTAAATGGACTCACTGATGTTACTATAAGCGAAGCAACGAATGGCAATATATTGCGTTATAACGGCTCTCAGTGGGTTAATTACGCTGAAAAAGAAATTACCGATGGAGGAAACTTTTAAAAATGGCAAATATAATTAGAATTAAAAGAAGAACGGGATCAGGTGCAGCTGGATCTCCTGCCTCTCTTAAAAACGCAGAGTTAGCTTACAATGAGGCTGATGACATACTCTATTACGGCAAAGGTGCTGACGGGAATGGCGACGCAACGACCATTCCAGCTATAGCAGGAGCAGGAGCTTATACCACTCTTGGTACAACGCAAACGATAACTGGAAATAAAACATTTTCTGGCACAGTTTCAGTTGGGACACCATCTTCTAACGCACATGCAGCAACTAAACTTTATGTTGACACTGCAATTACTGGAGTTTCAACTACATTCACAGTTGCAGGCGACGGTGGTACAAATCAAACAATAACAACAGGAACAGACACTCTAACAATCTCTGGTGGAGTTGGCCTCACGTCTGCAGGTTCATCTACAGATACTATAACTATCAACCTTGATAACACAGCAGTAACAGCCGGCTCCTATGGTTCAGCTACCGCCGTATCAACCTTCACAGTTGATGCTCAGGGCCGTTTGACCGCAGCTGGCACAGCAAACATTTCACTCGCAGCAAGTGCAATTACCGACTTTGCTGAAGCAGCACAAGATGCTATTGGAAATGCAGTTGGAACAGGCCTTACCTACACTGATGGAACTGGCGCAATTTCAGTAACAGCAAATACTTATGATGCATATGGTTCAGCTTCAACGGTCGCAGGAAACCTCACAACTCACGGAAATCTAACAGAAGCTCATGGTGCAACAGGTGCAGTAGTTGGAACCACTAACACTCAAACTCTTACGAACAAGACGCTTACTAGCCCAATAATTACTGGAGCAGTATTTAACGATGGTTCGGTAGTTTTTGAAGGTGCAACAGCTGACGCTCATGAAACTACATTAGCCGTCACAGATCCAACCGCAGATCGCACAATCACTCTACCAGATGCTACTGGTACTGTTGCACTTACTTCCGACATTACTACACACGCAAACTTAACGGAAGCTCATGGTGCAACAGGCGCAGTAGTTGGAACTACGAACACTCAGACCCTTACTAATAAGACACTTACTAGTCCAGTAATTACTGGGGCAGTATTCAATGATGGTTCAATAGTTTTTGAGGGTGCAACAGCAGATGCCCATGAAACAACTCTTGCAATCACTGATCCAACCGCAGATAGAACAATTACATTTCCAGATGCTACAGGAACAGTTGCTTTGGTTGCAGACGTTGCAGCACTATCTGGTGCAACATTTACTGGTGCAGTATCTGGTACATCCCTTACCCTTTCAGGTGACTTAACTGTTAACGGTACAACAACTACTGTTAACTCTGTTACTGTAACCGTTGATGATAAAAATATTGAACTTGGCTCAGTAGCAACTCCAACAGACGCAGGTGCTGACGGTGGTGGTATCACACTTAAAGGCACAACAGACAAGACCTTTAACTGGATAGATGCAACTGACGCATGGACTTCATCAGAAAACATGAACCTTCTAACGGGTAAGTCATTATTGATTGCTGGAACTTCTGTACTTAACGCTACCACTCTTGGTTCAGGAGTAACCGCATCAAGCCTTACCTCAGTTGGAACAATCGCAACTGGTGTATGGAATGGTACAGCAATAGCCATAGCTAACGGTGGCACTGGCTCCACGGACGCTGGAGCAGCCCGTACGGCTCTTGGATTGGCCATTGGGACGAACGTACAGGCGTATAGTGCAAACCTTGGAGCAATAGCAGGA